ATGCCTGTCTTTGGCCTTATTGACGGCAACTCTTTCTATTGTTCGTGCCAGCGTGCTTTCGAGCCGCGCCTAAAGCGCAAGCCGGTCGTGGTTCTCAGTAATAATGACGGCTGCGCCATAGCCAGAACACGTGAAGCCAAAAGCCTTGGGATCAAGATGGGCGATCCCTGGCACTTCGCTCGTAAACGCCCTGAAGCTCGGCCGGTCGTTTGGTACTCGTCCAATTACGCCCTTTATGCCGACATGTCCCGCCGGATGTACGAGGTTCTTCAGGCGCGCGTTCCTGCTGTGGAGCCCTATTCGATCGATGAGATGTTTCTCGACCTGACAAGCCTGCCAGGTGACTTGTATCAGCGCTGTAAGGATATCAGGGAGGCTGTCTGGCAAGAGGCGAAAATTCCGACCTGCGTCGGGTGGGGACCAACAAAGACGATCGCCAAGCTGGCGAATGGTCTGGCCAAGGATCACGCGCGCCTCGAAGGGCTATGTGACCTGACAGACCCGCGCATCCGGGCCGAATGGTACGCTGTCACCAGCATCGAAGATGTCTGGGGGATTGGAAGGCAAACTGTAAAGAAACTGCAGTCGACAGGTGTTGAGACAGTGGCAGACTTTGTTTCACTGGACCCAAAATTAATCCGGAATTTGCTGACTATCGTGGGCGCGCGCGTCCAGGCGGAACTGCGTGGACAGTCGTGCCTTGCGCTTTCGGATGTTTCGTCCAGTCGGAAAAGCATTGCCTCGACACGGACCTTTGGCCGTTTGCTGACAGAATGGTCCGAGATCCGCGAAGCCTTTGCTCATTATGCAGCCAGGGCAGCAGAGAAGCTGCGTGCCGAGCATCTGGAATCCGCTCACCTCTCTGTTTTGATCCAGACCAATCCTCACAATGGAGATCCCTGGTACGCAAAGCATGTCGGTGCAGCCATTGAGCCTACGTCTGACACCCGCGATCTGATCCGACATGCGACGCAACTCGCGGAAGCCATTTGGATTCCAGCCTACCGCTATTTCAAAGCAGGCGTGATCTTAACTGACCTTAGACCGGCGTGTCGGCAATCGCAGCTTTTCGCATTGCGAGAGTCAAAAGTCTCAGCAGCGGCCATGACAGCCATGGATGCGATTAATATACGATTTGGATCGGGCGTTATCCGCTTGTCTTCTACAGGTAGAAATCGGGATTGGCAGCCTAGGGCATCGCTGCTTTCTGATCGCTATACAACCCGTCTTAGCGAAATTGTGCGTGTGCAAAGTTGGTAAATTTATAATGCCCATTTTCTCGCTGTCATAATGGCCTCCCAATCAAGAACGGTGAATTCTACAATCCGGAATTACCTTTTCAAAGTATGGAAAATTCAATTTATTTGTCTGAATCTTTTCTCAAGAGAGATAAAATTTGAAATTTTTCCGCTGAATCCCCTTTATCAAAATCAATTAGGACTATCACGATATTCCTTATCGAACAGTGCATGAGCGCGTTTGACAACCATTAGCAACGTTAACAGAAAGTGAGCATAGAGAAACACCATGGCAGCAGAAATAATGCAGCTTTGGAGCGACTGGACATATGACAGTAATGAAAGCACCAGTGCAGCGCAGCAAACGAGAACGAGATAAGACATGTTAGCGTTCAGCTCGATCAGTAACCTCTTCCGATCTGCAAGTGTGTTTGCTATCGATGTCGCAATGCGCGTGTCGGAGGGTAAGTCCCATTTTCGTTGGAAGATGGAAAACATTGCTACCTGAATATTCAATATCAGCGCAATAAAGATACCGAAGAATGTAATGGAAATATTATATGTGTCAGATGTAAAGCTGCGTCCGGCATAATATGAAAATCCAGCTGTAACGAAAGGAAGAACGTAAAACAAAGTAATATCAAATATAGAAGTTTTGTTTGTTCTGCTATCATATAGGGTTCCAAAATGGTCCCTAAATATTGATCCTACGTTGATTTTCATGATTTAGTCTTATCTAGGGTATCGAAGAAATCTAAAAGTATTTTATCGGATTGCTCGCATAGAGATTGGTATGTGGGATGACCGTCGCTGCCACGAATAACATCTTCGGTAATGTCGATAACACCAGCGTTAGAGTCACTGCCGAATACCCCAACTGGACGATACTTTCCGCCGATTTTCACATCGGCGTAGGCCTCAGAGAATTCAATGCCATCATGTAGCACTAAGCCGGCGTCACTTGTTTTCAGTGCCCCCGTCACTTCGCCGAACAACCCAAGAATCTTACTACGTCGGGCGGATAGACGCACTTCGAAGTTTACCTCATCCGGAGCTTCTCTGCCGAGGTAGCGATCCGTTACGTCCTGTGGAGCATTGCGTTTGATGAGGCGAAGACTTCTAACCGGCTCCTTGTCGTAGAGACTGTTGCTTTCGCTGGGAAGCAACTTTTGATATTTCAACACATAGCCGGGGTTGATGGCTGTAAATTCCTGCTGTGCTTGATCCATAATGAGTCCAATGCACGACCTTCCTTGAAATGATTGGAACGCCGCGAAGAAAAAATCTTTCTTCTCTGGAAACCAAATTTCGTAGAACAGTGGTATTTCTTCAATATCATTAACTTTGCGTCGATAGTTTTGCGTCTTCGTCTTGCTATCTACGAAGTTACTCTCAAAGCCGAATGTGCCGTAATGTGTGTAGCCTTTGCTATTTCCTAAGCTATCTTTTTCACGCTCGGCAAAATACCAACTACGTTCCTTCTCTTCGTTCTGGACAGCTACGGCGTGATTTTTAACGAAGTTCGTGAAGAACTGTGGCGGTGTGATATTAAATTCACTGGAATTGAATGGCAGACGTGCTCGATCACCCTTCTTATGCGCCGTAACCAAATACCCACGTAGGCCGATTGCACTCGCCATTCTAATACCCCTGCTTTATTCTCCGGATCAAACCAAGTTATGAGCGCAAGTGCAATAGTAGTGCATCTGTGGATGATCATCCGATGAGTGTGGGCTCCCCATTGTTTGGCAGTTATATCCGTTAAATTAGGTTTCTTCCCTCCGACCTCGTTCCTCTTTCTTTACCGACCGCGACATGCGCGGACTTGGTCGCGCAAGCCGATGTAATCCCCAAGCCAGCGCACAATCTGCTGCCGGGGGTTGTCGTTGATCTCATTCGCTAACTCCATTTGATCAGTGTTGGAGTAAGCAATGACGGTGGGACAAGGCACATATTGGACTGATGTGCAGCTCGTGAGAACAAACCCAAGAGCAATCCACTTCATGCATCACCTCTATTTAATCTCGCTAACACAGCATCTTTTGCTGCAGGCTTATTGGTTTCAGCCTGAGCCATGGCTGAAGCCCGATCGAGAGCACTCTGCGCGGTTCTAACGTCTTGATCAGCCGTATCGGCTTTCTGCGATTTACCCCCGGCTCGATAAAGCCCGAAGGCCGACGCCACGCCCACAAGGAGCATGACGCCAAGAATCGTCAGATTGGCGGTACTCACTGGCCAGGCGCTTCCATCGCCGGCTGAACGGCCGGGCCGGCAGCGATGACACGCTCCAGTTCCGTGGCACCTTCCAGCGTTTTAGTCAGAGCAGCATCGAACGCCGTGATATCGACATGCTCGGCGAGCTTCGACATGGAGGCTGCCAGAACACCCTGAACCACGAGACCGCCGACGCTGATGCCCTGCTGGACCGAGGGTGTATCAGCCTTGCCCAGAGACTGGTTCACAAGACCTTCAAGGGCGGTAACAGAACTAAAAGCCATTGGTGTTTCTTCCATAAAAAAAGCCACCTCGATGGGCGGCATTGCATCCGACGGTCTGACAGCTGGGGTGCTGCCTCCTTCGGAAACCTGAGGAATGAGGATGATCGAGCCAGGACCGGCTGAAGGGCTCAGTCAGGTCGGCGCTTTGGGCTTGCCTTGGCTGTCGAGGATCTGCACGCCACTGTCTGCGCCGGCCTTTTTCAGAAGTGGCGCTTCAGCCCGCGTCGTCATGACGGCCGTGAGCCCGATCTTGTACATGGCGGCAGCATATTTCTGCTCGAAGGCCAGAACGCTCAGAAGCTGATACGGCCTGACCCAAAGAGATCCGGGAGCCGGAGGGGCAATCCGAGACCGCAGAAAGCCGCAGACATTCAGCAGCACCGATGCCAGGACAAGAAAGATACCACCCCAAAACAAGACCTGCGGCGGAAGCAGTCCGAGAAGATCAGACCATTGCATGGCTTGCCCTCATGATTGTCCGCTTGCCCAAGAACACATCCCGTTCATAGGCGCGGCGATTGGTCAGGCCGGCCAGCTCGATCAGGTGGCCTTTCACGGTCGTCTTGTTCCAGCGTGGCAGCTCATTGGCCGCGCCAGCATAATCCCCTGCATTCAGCTTTCGCAGAAGCGTGGAGCTTTCCACGGCTGGTGTGCCGACATTGTATTGCCAGGACAGAAGCGCCGCCCGCTGGACATCCGAAAGCGGAACCTTGACCAGGCGCGACAGGGCCGCGTCGTAGGTCATGACTGACTGGAGCAGCAGACTCGCCGCATCCGCTTCACTGATGGGCGGCGTTCTGGCCGTGATAGGCTTTCCGGATTTCAGCCAGCGGCTTCCATAGCCAATCGTCCAGCACCCGGCAGGACAAACATAGGGCTTCGACCGGAACCCTTCGAATCCGGGCAGCTTCAGGAGCGTCGTGGCCAGCACGACGGCAGTTTCATTCATGGAATTTTCCTATTGTGTTAGTATAGTTACGTCACTTAAAAATATCGAATTTATAATTATTCTGATGGAATGGCTCAATGATTAAGATAATATTGGATATGATTTTGCTACTTCCAATGGCTTGTCTATCAACAAATTTCGCTATTAAGTTAACTAACGGCACAACATATCAAAAATCTATGTTCTTTATACTAATAAATTCTTACTTATTCTTTTCAATTAATTTCTTTATAATAAAATACAATTATGTTGATTCAAACTACAAACCAAATGGAAGTGTAGGAGAATTTCTTCAAGATATATTATATACTTTTATAGATTTAAAGGGAGAAATTATAATATACACTTGGATATTATTTTTATTTCTAATTCCATATTTTTTTAGTTATATTTTTGTTGGACTTTTTGGGTATGCTAGAAAAATTAAACCTTCAAAATCTATAAAGTATTTTATCTTGTTTTGCTCTAAATCAATGATGTCTTTTTCGGGGGCTGCAATTGGACTCATTGCATCTTATTTGGTCATGGGATTAAAGGTTCCAGTAAGTATAGGAAAATTATTTGAAGTTATTTGTAGTTTGATTATATATACTAACGCAATGATAGTTATTTTTTATCTATTCGTAAATATAGATTTATTAAATAGATTTAATTCTCCTTGTCTAAATAAAATAGATAAATTCTTCCGAAGAAAAATCACCTCCCAACAGATACCACCAAGTGAACAACCCCGGACCCAAGAATAGACGTCGCCAGGGTGACCACCGCCGTGACAACGGCCTTGCCACCCATGACGCGATCGACCTTGGATCCAAGTGCCTTGATTCCGTCCTCCAGATCTTCTTTCAGATCACTGATCTGGGTGCGCAGGGATGCGATCTCAGAGCGCATTTCAGCCCGTAGATCAGACTGATTGTCGCCGAGCGCTGAGACGAGCGTTTCCAGCTTGAGCACCCGGTCTTCCAGAACCCGGATCACCTCATCCTTGCTTGAAGGTACATTGAGGCTCGGAGCGGAGGTCTGTGTATCAGGCATGATTTTTCCATAAAAAAGCCGCCCGGAGGCGGCTATCAGAACAGGGTTAAGTGTAGGGGCTGGCGATCAGGCCAGGACCGGGTCAGGCCGCGCGGGCAATGCCGTGCTGGTGGTATCAGTGCCGCTGGCAATCGCCGCGACAGCCTTCACGTAAGCCTTCATGGCGTCGGTGAAGGTCTCACCCATGGCAGCGGCCAGGCTGGCCTGTTGCTGGATCCACACCTGTTCGGTCTCGGCCTGGAGCGTCAGCGGAATAGGCGCGGGCGGCGGCGTGTAATCCACGATTTTGCCGTCCTGAAGACCCTTGTTGCCCTTGTAGCCATGATCCCCGCCCAGAGCCTGCCATTCGGCCGCAGACAGAAAGTGCATATCGGCCAGAGGCGGGAGATTGGCATGCGAGCCAAGCGCCCACAGATCAAACCAGCTTAGAACCGCGGTGGGCTGCGCGGCGGTGTGGTCGTAACAGGCGACATACCGGCCGGCATAGGTCAGCGCGCCATTGCTGACAGGGATGTTGCTGGCCCCGACCGTGTCAGAAAACTGGTCGGCCGTCAGCACGATCAGGCTGGAGACGGCCGGCAGATCCAGCACATTGATGCGGGCCTGCGGATCTTCCGTGGTGCCGGACCAGGCGTCATAAACGCCCGTGACGGTCGTGCCATCCGTGGCCGCATAATAGCGATCAGGATAGGCGGCCTTGATGGCCTCAAGAGCAGTGGTCATTTATTTGGGTCCGATTGCAAATACCGTGATGTCTGTTGTGCCGCCGCCGTTGATCCACAACGTGAAGCCACCCGCATCGGCATTGACCGCCTTGCAGTTCGCATCGCTGGGACTGGCGTTCTGCGCCATCACCTGCGGCGTATCCGAGAATCCGGACGAGAACGTCACGCGGCTTTGAGAGGCGACGCCACGGACGATCATGCGGACAATCTTGTCCGTCTTGGGAAGCGGCAGATCGTCAGTGAAGACAAAGCCATGGCCGTTCCAGTTGATGGTGCCCGAAGACACGGAGAAAAAGGCGTTTCCCGATCCATCATAGGCCACGGCGTTTCCGTCTGGCTGGAAGCTGAATTTCCCCCCGCCATACTGAACCGTCAGATAGCCGTTGATGGTCTGATTGTTGCTTGTGTCGCCCGCACGCAGAATTCGGGTCTCTGCATTGGCGCTGGCGGAACTGGCCGCGTTGGCTGCACTGCTGGCGACGTCATTGACGCGGGCATTCGTGGCATAATCGCCGGCGGGCTGGAAGGTGTGCCAGCTTCCACCTGCATAAGCCCCGAGCTGACCATTGCCCAGATAGATCGTGAGCAGGTCCGGAGCCACTGCGGCGGAGTCACCATATTTCCGCAGGTATCGCCCGTCCGCCTGAACCGCAGGCACGGACTGCTGACTGCCCCAGTCACCGACATTCGGCACCAGGGCACTGTCTGACACGACAAGCGCCTTGATAGCCGCTCCATCCGTGGACAGACCCGCCACTGTCAGCAGGCCGTTGCCATCCAGAAGCGGCAGATAGGAACTTGGAACCCAGGAATACACCCGGACCGTTCCGGTGAAATTCAGGGCTGACGTGGAATTCTGCGTCGTACCCCGGATGGTCTGGCGACTGAGCGTGTTCGGTGTGCCCACTGTCAGGACACCCACACCCCATTCCGCCTGCGTGCCATCATCGGCAAAATAGAACACCTGCCCACCGCTTGGTGCGGCCGCCGCAAACGAGCGCCGATCCTGAACGGCCCCATTCAGAACGAATGACGCGGTTCCCGGTGTGGTCGAGGTCTCCAGGACAAGGTCCAGGAGCAAGGGCGCTGCCATGTCACAGCCTTTCCGTCAGAGTGAGGGTCTGGGCATGGCGATCAGCCGGCCCGAACGGATTGGAGAGATCCCCACCAGACAGCCGCCCGAACAGCGCGGTTTCAGCCAGCGCAGGAGGGTCGCTGTCCGGATCCGGGATAAAGAGAATATTCTGGCCCGTAGCGGCGGCCCGCTGGATCTGTCGCAGGACAGGCGCATCCGCATCACCATAGGACTGATGCGCGATCGACAGGCCGCGCTGGACATAGCGCGCATCTACGAATTCACCGCCTGACAGCGTGGTCGTGCTCTGCTGACCGACCTTCAGGTTTTCCGTGCTGTCCGTGGAGTAGTTCCGCGCCGGCTGCCAGAGAGGACCGACGAAGGCCAACGGGATTGAGAGAAAGCCGTCCGGATTGTTCGGATCATTCACCCAGAGCGTGATGGCATCCGCCGAAAGGCCGGCAGGCAGAACATGAACGCATTGACCTCCCGCCACCGCCGCAGATCCATCCCAGGAATATGTTCTGTTTCCACCCGCACGCAGTTCGATGTGCCAGGTTGCTGCAGCGGACAGATTGGTCCGGTGCAGGCTGATCGCCCGAACGGGTGCAGATCCAGACAGGGTCAGCGTCAGTGTGCCCCCGGTGGAGGGCACCCGCCAGCCAAGACTGGCCGCACCGTGCTGATTGCGCAGGTTGGTTCCCGGCAGACCGGGCACCTCGCCACTGACCGCGATCGCCGCGTCCAGGACGCGGTTCTCCCAGCCAAAACCACAGTTTTGCATTGTGTCAGACCAGTATCGTGAGGGTTGTTGTCGTGCTGGAGCTGCTGACGTGTTCGCTGATCACCACACCCGGAACGGCCGTTTTCGCACCAGGCACAGGCGCCTGAAGCAGAACAGGATCCCCGAGATCCACGGCGAGCGCTGCGGATTGCGGAACATCCACCGCCCAGAGATGCCGGCAACGGCCCCAGACAGCGCCATGCCAGTTTGCAATGGCCTGCGCGTCTGCCTGATTGGCTAAGGCTGTTGTGATCAGTGCCGGATCTCCAGGCACCCGCCAGGACGCCTTGATCGCGGTATCAAACCACACGGCACCCCGGTCGCTTTCGGCAATCAAGGACTGCCGGTCGGATGCGGCCTGCGGATGCAGACCAGAGCCGGATGTCTGAACCGTGAAGACGTGCTGCCAGCCAGTACGCCAGCGCCACGTGGGCGGATCCAGAGAACTGTCGAGAGCCACCGGGCTGATCGCGCTGATCAGATCCGTGGTGAGGGTCAGAAGCGGCGCGCCCGCCTCGGCCGGATCCCGCAGCCGGATCGGCCGCAGCGTTCCGGTCCGCGTCGGCACCAGGGAAATTCCGAGGCCAGACAGAAGCGTGGTCACAGCCTGGCGTCCCGTCACACTGTCCGATCCATCCCAGTACCACCCGCCCCAATAGGGCGCGAGGTCAGAGAAGGCTGGCCAGGCGGCATCGATGTAGGTTGCCGGCAGGACCAGGTCTTCAATCAGAAGCTGGCGCAAGACGTCCAGGACGTTTTCAGGGCTGGCCCCGGAACGGAACCGGCCCACGGCGTCCACGGTGATGCCATAGACGGGCTTCGTGCCAAGGCGGATCCATGTTCCTGCACTGCTGGACAGAACCGTGTAGGTGCCCGGTGCAGGAGAAACGGCATAGAGATCCGTAACCGTCCCCCCGAACGCAATGCCACCGCCAAAACCGCCTTCATACAGGGCCGTGATGGAGACCGGACCGTCTGAGAGCTGATAGACATAATTGGCACTGTCGATCAGCACAGGCGAGATATTGCAGACCCGCCCCCGCAGACGCGGGATATTCCGGCCGGAGACATTGCTGTCCCCATCCAGCCGGCCGGTACCGCCATAGATTGAAACCGGCATGGTGCCATCCAGCCAGTATGTGGCATCGAGCAGCGTAATCGACACGCTGTTCAGACCCGGCTGCCAGTTTTTCCCGAGACCTGAAAAAACCGGGCTCAGGTTTGATGAAACCGGGTCCGTCCAGATCTGGCGCGCGCCATCCCACAGGCGCGTGCCCTCACGGATCCGCACAGGCAGATGATCATTCACGCGGGTCTGGAGCAGGCCATCCAGAACGCCATCCGGATTGGCCAGCGTCAGGATCCCGATCGAGAAAGATCCGCCCAAGGCATCGGCTGACAGGGTCAGGGACCGTGTCAGATCAAGCGCCTGGGTCACATACGGCGGATATGGGACGTGGTTTTCGTCCACATATCCCGCATCGGAATAGCGCAGGGTTTCAAGAGATTCAGGATCATCCGGAAGCTGGGTCAGTGCGCCCCAGGGCGCATCACCCCAGCCTGGAACCGCTGCCGGCTGAATGACAGTCGGCAGAACGATATCCATTTCAATCGTGCGAAACCGCATCAGGCTGCCCTCGGCCGCGTGGCGTCCGTGGCAGCTTTCAGCTTCTGGTCCTTCTGCATGGTCTCCAGAACCTTGATGATGGCGTCCAGCTGGACTGGCACCTGTTGCGTTCCTGCGGTCTGATCCTGAACTTTCTGAAGCAGCTGTTTCAGAAGATCCAGGAGGCTGCTTTCGGTGCCAGACAGGCTTGTCACAAGCGTCTGGACGTCCGGGCTCGCCAGAGACGTGCCGGCCGCCGTTGTTCCGGACGGGCTCTGAGCAATGCCAGAAAACGTCATCTGTCCGATAGAGGACATTAACGTCTCAGCCGCCTGAGACAGACCTGTTGAAGACACAGTGCCCGCACCCAGGCCAGCCCCCTGATCTGTCTGCGCGGCTGCTCCGGACAGGGTTTGAGCCGCGTTAGGGTACGCCGTCGCACCGACCGACGCCGTCAGCTTGTCCGCAGCCTGAGACAGCGCGGTTGTGGAAACACTGCCGGATGTGGTGTCCGACTGGGCCTGCACAAGCTGCTGGACCAGAGACGTGGTCAGACTACCGGTATCAGCACTTCCCAGGGATTTCAGGATATTGGCCACACTGGAGAAATCGCCAGCATAGCCAGTCCCGGACCCCTGATAGGTTTTTGAAGCCGTCAGGAACGTGCTGGCATCCGACTGGATCCGTGACAGGGCATCATAATCCCCCGCCATGGCCGCCTTGTAGTCGGACTGGAGATTGTCGTTGGCAGCGGCATATTGCATCTGCGCGGACAATGGGGATGCGTCCGAGGTATCCAGACCACGGGCATAGTCTGCCAGGCTGGAGAACACCGACCCCAGAGACTGCTGCGCCTGCTCCTGATACTGCTTCATCTGCGCCAGGCTGGTGCCGTTGTACTGCTCCTGGATCTGGAGCCGTTCAGCGGCCAGAGCCTTTTCGAGATCCGCAGATTCGTCCAGGTATTCGTCATTGCTTTTATAGGCATCCCCCAGGAACGACTGCCAGGCGCTGTCCAGGGCTTTGCGCTGCTGATCGGCACTGGTGTCGAAATTCAGAAGGGCAGCCCCCTGATCGTCACCCGTCGCCGTCAGATAGCGCGCCCTCACGGACGTGTCTGAATCGCGCAACGTGTCCAGCTGTTCTGCAAATCCTTCGTCATAGAGAGACTGGTATTTTGCATTGAGCTGCGTTCCGTCCAGCCCGTATGCGCCCGCCTGAGAGCCCGCGACATCATAGGTCTGTCGCAAGGCCGCCATCTGGTCCACCCAGGACTGCTGCCCGGAGACAGTGGCCTTGAGCAGATCCGGCATGGTTGTGTTGACGAACGTGGTGACAGTGGAGATCTGCGTCTGGAGATCGGACGTGGACAGGGTTTTCCCGCCCAGAGCCGTCGTCAGCGCTGTTTTCAGATCCCCGGTCGCCTGGGTGAAAGTCCCGACCGTGACGGTGCCGTCCGAATTGAACTTCGAGACGGCAACGCCGAGCTGATCAACAGTATCAGCCATGGTCTTCAGGTTCTGAATGGCTGTCGCGTAATCCGACACGGAGGTCGCATCACTCGGCAGCCCCTGCTGAAGCGCCTGATTGAACGTCGCATCTGACGTGCTGTACGTCGCCTGTTTCAGAAGATCCGTCAGCGACACGGACTGCAAGGACGCATCCTTGTTGTTCTTGTCGTCACGAACCGTTCCGAGCAGGCCGCCATCACCGCCGCCAATCGTAACGCCGGCAGAGGACAGAACCGAATTGAAGGACGCAATGTCGCTCTTCAGCTGTTCCGTGATCTGGTCAGTTTGTGCCTGATTCCAGGTCTTGCCCAGGGACAGCTGACCGTCCGTCGTCATGACCTGGTCGATCGTGTACGGGTTTTTCTTGTGGCCGAACATGCCACCGAAAAGACCGCCCAGACCGCCACCAATCAGGCCGCCCAGCATGGTGCCGATAACCGGAATGAAGGATCCAGCCGCAGCCCCCGCCGCAGCACCTACGGCACTTCCGATTGTGCCGTTGCTCTTCAGGCCGCCGCCGATCCCGGACAGGGCAGAGCCGATCCCGAACCCGCCACCAACACCACCGAGCAGGTTTCCGACCGTAGCAGTTCCAAACAGATTGGTTTTAAGCCCGGAGGAAAGCCAGGACGTTGAACCGCCCGCGCTACTCAGAGAACCCGAAGCCGATCCCGCCGACCCAAGGCCGCCGAGAGCATCCGCATCATCCTGCGCCGTGTAACTGGAAGAACTTCCACCAGACAGAATGGAAGAGACGTTCCCCAGTGTTGTCCGGCTTTTGCCATCGATGGCACTCAGAAGCGGATTGATCAGCGCCAGCTTGGCGATCATCGAGATCAGCTGACTTTCCACACCCTGCATGGCAGACTTGAACGTCACCCCACCATTTGAGGCGTTGACCAGGGCCTGTGTGAAGCTGCTCGACAGTGTATCCGCTGCGGACGAGATATCACTGGTCAGCTCATTCAGGGTGTCCTGCTGATGCTGGTAGGCATTTGTGGCTGACTGGATCGCCGCAACGTTGGTCAGATTCTTCTTGCTGGCCTCGCTTTCCGCATCGCCGCCATCTTTCAAAATCTGATTGCGCTCTTTCAGGACGGCAAGCTGAACCGATACCGCATCAGAATTCTGCCCGAGCAACGCTGTTTCCGCCTTGATGTAATCAAGGTCGAGGCTCTGGCCATACAGCTTCCCAGCGGAGGCCAGGTCTACTTTGGCCGCTGTTGCGGAATTGAGAACGCCCGTCCAGATCAGGATCTGGCGCGATTGTTCCTTTGTGCCTTCCGTGGACGTGTCCCGCGCTTTTTCTGCTGCCTCTTCAGCGTTGAGATACTGCGCAAGCGGCCCCTTTGTGGCATCATAGCCTGCCACCAGATCCATCTGCGCCGCTGTCTGCCGATTAACAGCCGCCACAGAGTTATTGAACTGATCTGTCAGGATAGCCTGCTGACCTGCCTCAGCCGCCTGAAGCTGCGCCGCCGTTGCATGCGCCTGTCCCAGTTTCTGCGCCGCCTGTTCGGCTGCCTGGTCAGCCTGGACCATGGCCTGTTCTGCTGCCGAATAGGTATGAGCAGATTGCTCTGCCAGCCCCTGCTGATGCGTGAGTTCCTGCATCGGGTCTCGCAGGTTCAACAGCGCTGCGCGGTGTACGCCCAGACGTTCTGTCAGCCCCTGCATCTGAGTGGCGTATTCCCCGTCGGTATAAACACCAGCCTTGCGAAGATCTGACAGATCTTTCTGGGCCTGCGTCAGTTTCGCGATTTCCTGCGACTCTGACTGATACGCCGCAGATGTGGATCCGTTAGACGTGGCCAACGCATCATCCACAGAGGTCCGCTTGGCTGCGACTGTTGTAGCGCTGTACGCCTGACCGCCCGTGACTCTTTGCGCATAGTCCAGGACACCACTTGGGACCGTGTTCGTTTTTCTGCTCAGATAGTCATCGACATTGCCCGGACCCCAGTTGTACGCCATGGCCACAAGGATCTGATTGCCCTTGTACTTCTGATACAGCTTGATGAGGTACTGCTCACTGGCAGTCACATTGCCGGTTGTATCATTCAGGTCATTGCCGTTTGCATTCGAAAGCTCGACCTGCATGGCGCCAATAGCACCAGCAGACGAGACGACAACCCGGCCATTCTTGTATTGTCCCTCGGGACTTTCAATGGGCTGCATCCGATGTGCCAGCGAGATGACATCAGACGGCGCATTCAGTTTCGTCCCGACACTGTCAATAATGTCTGAGAGGCTGGAGGAAGATGAGACGCTGGATTTTTGCGTGATCCCACCCAGATCGTCGCCATTCAGCGTTGACGTCCGGATCTTGTTAATTCCGTTCAGGACTTCAGCCAGGCTGCGCACGGCCTTTGTCGCGGCAACGTCAATGCCATCGCCCAGCCACTGAGCCAGAGATTTTGCGCCGTCAATTGGGCCATAAAAGGCAGTGCTCAGGTCATGAAGTGCCGTTTGAAGAGGCGTCAGGCCATGCTCTGCTGCGCCAGCCGTGGCTGTTCCGACCTGCTGCATCAGCAGTTGCCAGGCCTGAAGGCGGTTTCCAGAATTCTGAAGATCAGAAATCTGGTCGACCAGCCCCCTATGAACGCCAAGCAGTCCCTTATTCGCAAAATCTTCAGCCGCTTTGGCAGGGTCGGTGAAGGCGGCCGCCATTTCTTTAGCCGCTTCTGGCACCGTTTCACCCATGACTTCCGCCAGATCCCGCGCTTCTGCAGACAGCTTCTGAAGGCTTGAGCTATCAATGGTCGGAACGGCAGCAAATGTGGTTGTAACGGACCGACTGTCTTCAAGAGACAGGCCACTGGTGGATGAGAGCTTGCGTGCCGCAGACTCGGCGGAAGCCGCCATTGCGGTGTAGTCATCCCGTGCGGCTCGCAGATGCTGCGAAAGGCCAGCCAGCTGTTCCTGCTCGGCCTCGGCATAAGCGCCCATCTTGTAAATGGCGGCCCCGGCTGCAAGGGCACCGGCAGCAAGGCCTAGCTTCAAGTATCCGCCGACCAGCTGGACGGCATTGCCAAGGCCGCCCACAACCTGGACCATGTTCGGCACCTGGTAGAAGGCAGCTTTCATGGCAGATCCGCCGCTGGCGACCTGGTCAAAAAACTTGTGCGCTTCGTCCGCCAGAATGCCCAGCTGATAGCTGGAGACCTTGGCCGTTTCCGATGTCTCTTTCAGGCCATCAGTGGATTTCTTTGTGGCCGCCACAGCCTCTTCATGGGCAGTCACGAGCTTGCCGACGATTTCCCGCTGCTTATCAAGCGCACGGCCAGCCTCTTCCTGCGTGACCTCGCCACGGCGCACACTTTCTGCCAGCTTGTCTTCAGCATCCTGCAGCGTCGTCTGTGCTTTGGTCAGGGCTGTTGCAGATTTGGTCACCGCGTCCAGACTTCTGACATATCCCGGGCCGCTTTTCCCGGATCTGGTCATTTTCGTGTCTGTGACTTCGACGGAATCGCCTACACGGTCGATACCATCGGCCAGCTTATTCAATGCGTCAGTATCGGCGGCGGCAGAGGACGCAATTTGACTGTCAAAAGCGACTTTAAGCTGTTCTACAGTCGGCATGGTAGCGTCCCCTGGATTTACTAAGAGGTTATTGCGATGAACTGGAAATTTTTACTGGGCCTTCCGTTAGCTCTGACGGCCTGCACGACTGCCTCATCAGTCCCAAAACCGGGCGGCGGCGCTTATCACATCATCGGCTGCGGAACTGCTGCCCCGCTCCGTATTTGCTACGAACGAGCAAATAAAGAGTGCCCAACGGGATACAAAGTCATCAGCACAGACAATGATGGCGTTCGGAAAGAACTGACAATAGATTGCGACAAGTAATCAGTTTCTTCTTGTAAGAATTAAGGCCGGATACGTGATTGGTTTTCCGGCCGCCCTGTCTTTCGAACGCCCCTGACTGCGTCGAAGGATATAGGGAGCATTGTTGAAGAGGCCGGCCGGGATAGACACAAAGGCCCGTTGTGCCGTGACCGTTGGAAACTGGCGTTGAACGTACTGCCTGGCTGCTTCAACGATGCCAGGCGGAACGCTCATGCCCTTCATCGCGCCCGTGTCGATTTTCCGGGCATAGGGCTGCGGATTGACAATCATGATTTCCACATTGTCCGGGATCTCGGACAGATCCCCGCGCCAGGGCTTGCCATCGACCGCAGCAATCCAGGTATCCCGGTAAATTCCAGACCGTACCGGAGAGCGATCTTTGCAGATCTGGAGCGCGGCTTTGACGGCCAGCCCCAGAGTGTTGAACTTGTAGAGAATGAAGCCATCCGGCCGGACAGACGTTTCCGAAGCGCCCAGACGGCCATCCACAGTGGTGGTCCAGTGCGGCGGCGCGTCCCCGCTCCTGATCAGTGCGTCACGCTCCTGGATAGCGATCTGCGCCAGTTTTGCGGATAGCGCGGCCGGAGAGAGGGTCCGATCCGCGAACAGGCGAATACTTCGGGCCACGGAACGCGGTTTTGCCATCGTTACCCCCGCATGAAGCTGGTGACTTCTGCTGTAATTTTTGCATTTCTGTGCCGGACAAAAACGGCGTCCATTGCGCGCACCTGGAACAGGAGCCAGACCCGCTCTTCAGATGGAAGGTCATTGGCCTCACACCAGGCTTCGATCGTGACCCACTGGATGGGCAAAGGCCGGGCAATACCCCGGATTTTGCCCATACCCACGCCGACCAGGTCTTCGACCCATTGCCGGTCATATTGCAACTCATGCCAGCAACGCCACGGCCGACTCAGCCAGGGATGGGGGAGAACCCGCTGTTCGAGCAGGAACTCACGGATTTCGGCACTTTCTCCGTCACCGACAAACCCACCCCAGTCCAGTTCCCATTCCAGGGCGCTGATCAGTTTCCCACGGCAGCTTCATTCTGCTGCACCCGTTCGTCACCGACCCGGCCCGCCGCAGAAATCGCCAGGAAGACCAGAACCGGATAATTGCCGCTTTCCAGCATGGCCTTGAACTCATCCACCGTGATGTCCGGGCCGTCATCGTCTTTCTGAAGTCCGTCCACCCCGAGAACGCATTCACGGGAGATGGCAATGCCCTGGACCTTGTCTTCCTCGGACGGCGGCAGCGTGTCCGGAGTGTACAGCGTTGCCCCTGGCACGATCGTGCGGTTCAGACGGCGTGCGGCTTCAGCCTTGAGCGCATAAAACGTATCCCGATAGGCAGGGGTAAAGCCACGGGTCGTGATGCCGAATTGTTCGCCGGCAGGGCCGACGACAATGCGCTCGCCTTCAGAGACGCGGGACTGATTGCGGGTAAAGGAAGACAGTTTTGCCATGGTAGTGATTCACTCTGATCTGAGGGCTGATGTCAGCCCGTGAGACATAAAAAAACCGCCCGGAGGCGGTCATTCAGGGCAACAGAAAGGAAGGATCAGCCGCCAGCCGGCTTGATCTTCGCAATCAGGAAGGTGCCCCCACCGGCCGCCGGATTTCCCTCGATGTCGAAGGTGGCCATGATGGAGGTATTCTTGCTGCCGGCATTGATCTGCGGGTTCAGCAGAACGGCGTTGAGGAAGGTCAGCACATAGCCGTTTCCTGTCCCGTCAGTGACCGTGACAGCGATCGGACCGCCCTTGCCAGACGCATACCGCTCATAGACAGCGTAGGACTTGAAGAACATCTGAAGCTGGCCAGATGCTTCAAGCTCGCCATGGCGCACACCGCAGGCGTCGGCATGACCGTTGCCGTAATCTGCGCCGCTGCCGTTCCGGTCGAGCTTGATGGACAGGGTCCGGATGCAGCCGTCCGGCGTCGTGCCATCGATCGTGACACCACCGAAATTCCCGACTGTGTCGAGGACCGTCCCGGTCGGTGCGTCCAGATAGCCCGAGGCTGGATCCGCATCTGCCTGATCCTGGCGCGCAGCCGTAAAGTCAAAAGAGACCTGCGCAAAGGAGCCCTGGGAGAACGTCAGCTGCGCGCTGGTGCAGATGGCCCCCGGCCGGACAAACCATTTCTCGCCAATCGCTTCGACAATGGACCAGGTTTTGTAAACCTTGCCATTGCGCACCGTACCGTCCTCGGCCCAGTCGTTACACAGCACGGCCCCTAAGAGGTCATCATAGGTGCCGACGGACAGGGCACCCGACAGCGTGCCAGAGACTGAAACCTGTGTGGTGACAGCCTGCGCAGCTTCGGCCAGATCGTTGATTTCATCCGGACGCTGCCGGCTGTCCGTTGGCTTGAAACTTTCGCCTGTGAAACGGGTCTTCTGGAACGCAGCCGCTGGAATGGCGGCATAATTGTCCTCTTTCGCATAAGCGAGAACGGCCGCATTCGCCTGGGCAGCGGCCAGGAAACCTGCCGTGGATCCTGAATAAGTCGTCATGGGATTCATCCATAAAAAAACCGCCTCAGAGGGCGGTGACGTGAACAGTCAGAAGGATTGAGGATCAGACGGTAATCGCCTCGGCTGCCAGGTCAGCACGGATCAGCGTGGCCATGGCGTCCACTTCCGCATCAGACAGCGTCATGTTCCACAGGAAGCACCGCTTGATCTGGATGGGCTGTTTTGTTCCGAACAGGGGGAGATAATCAGCGCCAAGCATGACGGTTGGGGTTTCCCCATCCTTGGCGTACATCGTTCCAGACCAGTTCTGAACCTGTTGTGTGCCAGCCGTCAGCGCCTGAATGGTTGCGGTAATGCCACCACCACCAGATGACCTGATCCGGGCGACATACAGCCCCCAGTTCTGCGCCTGCGCATCCGTCAGCACTGCGCCCCCGTATTGAGTGGACAGAGCGTTGTTCACTTCATTGGCGAGGTAGAGAAAGGCGTACCCTTTGCCCAGGCCAAAGGAAAAGCCGGCCCACGCGGCCTTGCTGGCTGAATTGTAGAACGTGGCCCCCATGACGCCGATCATTTCATTGCCGGCCACGGGGGCATTCGGCAGACGGGCAACAAAGAGCAGGGTCATGTCAGCGCTCTGGGCCACAGGTGCCTGAATGGCCACAGGCGTCGGCAGACTGCGCCCCAGGGTCACTTCCCCATCAGACGCTGCTGGAACCGACAGAAAGGGAGCGGCAGGAACGCCGCTTTCCGCCAGGTTATCGAGCGGGGACGAGAACCGGCTGGCATAAACAGGCTGCTGGCTGGTCGGGAAAATATAGCCAAGCCGGCCGCTGGCCATCTGACCTGCAATCGTGTGCGTCTGAACGTAGCTCACTGATCAAGATCCTGTGCAATAAAAGCGTTGATATCGCGGCCTGCAAGGGATGCGAGCGTGCGACCACCCGACGGAAACGGGTGGATGGTGTCCCCATGCCAGACCAGAGCATCGAAATTTCCGGCAGCATTGACCGAGAGCGGAAGCCCGTTCAGGAACGGCGTCAGAAGCGTGATGTTCGGATGCTGGCCAGCCGGGAAATACTGCCAGAACCAGTCCATATCCCCGACCTTGGCCTCGGAAATGATCCAGACGTGTTTGACACCGGCCGCGAGAACAGCGGAGGCAATCGCCCGGACATTCTGAAGCGTTGCGGCCTTGTCTTTACCATGGCTGAAATCGTTGATCCCCAGCCAGATGGTCGCCAGGTTGTATCCGCCCTTTTGCAGTTCAGTGATGAGACCCGGCTGCGTGTTGGGGATGAAGTCTGTTGTCTGCGACCCGGATACAGCAAGGTTGAACACCTCCAGCGGCTGATCCAGATAATCCCCGATCATGCTTGGCCAGTTCTGGCAGTCTGCGTTGATGTAACCAGCCGTGCGGCTGTCCCCAATGCAGAACAGGCGCGGCTTGACCTGCGGCGTGTAATTCCACCGCAGCGCGGCCGACCGGTTGGCGCGCTGAATGTCGGTCGTGGTGGCCGCACGTTTCGCCAGGACCACACCCGTCAGAACGCCATTACAGGCATTTCCCAGGCCGGAAGAGCCAAGTGTGAAGCCTGTCAGCGTCTTGGACAGCACCCCGGCAGGGACTGTCAGCGGCGCGGAGGCTTCGCCCACCCACGTTGAAACCGACGTGCCACCGGCCGCGCTGATCCCTACCATGGATGGATTGCAGGGCTGGTACTGGCTGCCCTGAACGTAGGACGTGCCATCATAGACGCCGAGCTTGCCGTCTTCATTAATACCGCTGACTGTCGAGACGGCCCCGACCGTCAGAAGCTGAATGCGCTCATCCGATGCCGCGTTCGTTCCGGCCCATCGGCCAAACGCCAGGGCCGTGAACGTGCCGGACGCAAGAGACACCGCGGTATTCTTCAAAGACCGTGCAGCCGAAGCGCCAGACGTGTCAAAGGAGATGGCCGTAAAGCCGTTGACCGTGACCACACCGATTTTCGGGGCTGATCCGTAAGAGCCCGTCAGCTGATGCCCGTTTCCGGACTGGTCATACAGCGTGGTGATTTCGGCCGTCGTGCCGGTATCGCGATCAACAAGGGCGCGGGACAGAATGCCAGCGTCATGCTTGCCGCCCGCGACAATCGGAACCGTGGTGACAACCGAAGAACCCGCGACTGTCGTGGTGACGTCAAAGGCAGGTCCCGTGAAACCTGCGACAACCGCATCCACGCCCCAGGCACCGGCAAGGTCGGTTCCGAACACATCCCCCGGACAGGCCGGCGCAACGTCAGGTGTCAGATCCCAGACCGCGCCGCCTGCACCATTGCGCAGGCAGGTGTAATGCCGGCCACGGAACTGCCAGCGGTCATTCGCAGCATACCCGACACGGGCATCATCGAGATGGCCAGGCGCACGGCATGTGACGTTCGCTGCAACAGGCCCACGCGTATCTGCAACAATGCCAGGGAATGCGAGAGTGGAGCGGTTATCCACCACGCCCCCGGTTTGATCGAGGGTCAGGACACCCGAACCCCGCAGAGAGGACGTGACAATCTCAGAGGGGCCGATCAGGGCAGACGCGCCTGGAAACTGGGGGGAGCCGTCTGCGAGAATGCCCGCGATGATTCCGCCGAGATCATCCAGCCAGGCAATGGACCACCGCGATGACCCCGGAGTGCGGATTGTGCTTTGCCCCGCAGCGACCGAGGACAGGCCCGTCAGGGTCTGCGCGACGGCAGCCCAGCCCGCACGGGCGAAATACTGCCACTGTCCGCTGGTGAACCATGCCGCATCCCCGGCCGTCCACGCCGCGTGCCCATCCAGATCCGTCGTGCCGGCACTGGAGACGATATAAAGGTCGCCTTCTATGCCCTGGCCGCTGGTCAGGGACGGACTGTTTCGGGCGGCATCCCAATAGCCGCGCCAGTTGAGTGGCGCATTGCCCTTGAGTGCATCTGTCAGCAGGACTTTGGCGGAATTTCCGTCAAGCGTCAGTCCTGCCAGAGTATTCAGGGCCGCCTCAGAAGACGCGATGGCTTCCTGGGCCACGCCGCGAAGCCCGGCAACATCTGAAAAGCTGGATACATATTCGCCATCGAGCTTGTAAGCCTGCGCGACACCCCCAACAATCCGCACGAAGAGGATGGCGTCGCCCGCCTGAAGCCGCTCTTCTGGCAGCGTGGATATTTCAACCACGGTCAATCACTCCTACGGCCTCAGAGCCGTTCCATTAAATGTCACTGACGCGCCTGAAACACTGATGGTTCTGAACGGGTCAGTGTGTCGGGACAGGGCAAAGGTTCCGCCGCCTGGCAGCGGGTTTCCTTCGATGTCGAAGGTGGCAAGAATTGAGGTATTGCGGCCGCCCGCGTTGATTCTGGGGTTCTGAAGCGTCGCGTTCAGGAACGAAAACACATAGGCATTTCCATTGCCGTCATTGACGCGGATCACCACAGGACCAGCGAGCCCGCGCTGATAGCGGCGATACAGGTCAAAGCTCCTGAAGAAGATCTGGACGCTGCCTGTTGCCGTTAAATCGTCAGGCTTCTGCCCGCAGGGACCAGCTTTACCCAGGCCATATTCAGGCGTGGATCCATCGCGCCCCAGTGTGAAGCTGAAGCTGCGCACCGCTCCGTCCACGGGCACACCGTCGATCAGAAGGCCGTCAAAGTTTCCCGCCGTATCGAGAACAGCCCCCACCGGCGCTTCCAGGCGCAATGTGGCTGGATCCTGCGTCACGTAGGTCTGTTCTGCACAGGTGAAATCAAACGCGACCTGCGCATAAGATCCCTGCGACAGGGTCAACTGGGCTTTGGTGCAGACACATCCGTAACGGACGATCCAGCCCGCGCCATACCGCGCACAGAGCGTCCAGGAGCGGACCTGTCTGTCATTCAGCATGCTGCCGTTCTGAGGGGTTGAGCCGAGAATGGCCGCGAACAGCCTGTCATAGCCCCCGATTGAGAACGCGCCTGTCAGGGTTCCTGAAATTGAGATCTGAGACGTGAAAGCCTGGCAGACTTCACCGCGCCTCGTGATTTCTGGTGGACGGATCCGCTGGCTCTGTTCCCGGAGGGTTTCGTTTGTAAAACGGAGCTGCTGGAACGCACCGCCGGAATACTGTCCGTAATCCTGCTCCAGAGCCAGCGACAGCTCAACGTCGTTGGACTGGACGCCGGCATGAACGCCCGCCGTCTGTCCCGTGTATGCCATATCTGACCTCTGGATCTGAAAGCGTTACAGGACGCGGTCCTGGTATCGGTAATCGACCATCAGCGAGAACCGGAACCAGTTGCCTTTGTCGTCAGCGTTAGGGGGATCAAACCCCTGGCCGTCGTAATAAAGACCGATCGGCAGCGGGGAGACCGGAACACGGAAGGCCACAGAAAGCGCCTTGCGCAGGGTGATGGCCGACAGTGCCCCGGATCCGCTTTCCACCATCAGGTGCAGCCAGATCTGTCCGGTTTCTTCATCGACGATTTCACCAGCCCCAAGCCGGTCCGCTGCGGCGCTGGCCACTTCAAACAGGACATAAGGTCCATCAGGCGTTGTGCGCTGTTGTTCCAGGGCATCCAGAACTGTCAGCCCGAGGGCAGCCCCCGCAGCCTTGGCGCGGTCAAAGGCGTCTTGCCAGACGACGGGAGAGGTCATGTTCCACCTGCTGTAATAAGGGTCCAGCCACAGAGGTCTGCCCCGTCATAGACAGGGGACGCATCCGTCAGCGTGTAGTCCCGCACGCCGTCGAAGAGGCGGTCTCCCTTGAGGGGAGGTCCGTAGCCGGCTGCTGACAGTTCATCGTTCAGGATCTGGGCAATGAAAGCCTGGACCGGCAATGTCGCATCGATCGTGGCTGTCGTGGGTGGTGGAGCGTAGCCTACCAGTTCAACAGATTTGATCTTGTTCGCAGTGACCAGGCGCATCGGGCGGCCTTTGCTGCGGATCTGGCGGCGGCGGCGTTCTGCTCTGTAGCCCATCAGATGCCCTTTACCGCTCGAAAGCTCTGAACGAGACCTGCGGCTTCCGGTGTCAGTCCACCCAGGGCCGGGTCGGGTGTGACCCAGCTTGTGGATCCGACACCCTGTTCATTTTCTGACTTCAGGGCCTGATCCCGGCCTTGTGCATGGTAGGCCGCTGCGGCAACGCGCCGAACAGCCAGCACAATCGGACCTGGAAATGTTCCCGGATCCGCCGTGCCGTCCTCATTTTTGCCTGGCAGCCTGTAGCCGGCCTCATACGTGACTATATACCGCCCTGGAGGCCAGGAGGGATGGGATACGTCCGGTCGGAACACCTCGCCGCAGTCGTCATCGATGACCAGATCGTCAAGCGCGTCCTGCGCAAGCGCTGCTCCATTGCGCGTGACGGCTGTCACTTTCTGAACGGGATAGACGCCCAGCAGCAGAGACAGCGTGCGCGGGAAGGGCCGCACAAAGATCTGGTCCTGCCAGGTCTGATACAGAAGAGGCCGCCCGATAAAAGCCAGTACGGCCTCAGTCGCATCCAGAAGGTAGCGCTGGAGGTCTGTGTCAGACTGGGCATCCGTGATGCCCAGATCTGCCTTCAGGTCATCCAGTGAGGCCAGAGGCACCAGGGCAGGAGCTGACCCGAGGGCAATGCTTCTCATCGATCAGTCTCCTGCTTGAGATCAGCCGCCGCCTGGAGCAGGAGCTGCGCCAGTCTGAAGAGCCTTGATGGCCGTGCCAGCACCAGGCATGCCGCCGCCGAAGCGGGCATATCCGAAGAAGGCGGTCTGGAGAGCATCGGCATAGCGCTCATTCAGGCGCACGACCGAGAGGCCTTTCACGTTTCGGAACTTGTAGTTCTTGAAGTTGCCGAACAGCATGGCCTTATTGCCCGCGCCAATGTCAGGCATGCTTTGGTTGATGTTCAGAGGCGAGCCCGCGAACATATCCGGTGCGCCTGTAGCAATGGATGGCGACCAGAGTGGGCGGCCTTCATTGTCCTTCAGCTTGCGCAAAGCCTTGAACGTCATATCGTTCAACATGAACGTAGCGCCCTGACGATAGGCTGGATCCACACTGTGCTGCAGGTCGAGAATGTCATCATAGCCGATGGCAACGGTGGCCGTGGTGGCGCCTACTCCTGCGGCCGTGCAGACACCCTGCGGCATATTCGTTCCGGTACCTACCGTCAGATCATCCGCCAAAGTACGGCCAAAGCGCGTCGCCAGAGCGGTGCGCAGGAAGGCGTCCAGATCGAGGAAGGAATCCTGCATCAGCGTCCAGGGCACCAGAACGGCATCCGTAGCGTACAGATAGGCTAGGACACTGGAGATGCCGAACTTCAGGTCGCCAGTGCCGATCGTGGTGTTTTCACCAATGATCTTTGCTCGGGCGGCTGTGTCATCGTTCGTTGGCCAAGGAAGCGGTGCACCTGAGGCCGTGGTGATTTCGTCGAACAGATCCAGTGCCGTGAAGTAGCTCTTCAGAGCGACCAGAAGCTGATCAGCAAAAAGCGGCGGGACAAGATAGCCGCCAGCCTGGCCAGACTGGGTGCTTTGTGCTGCACGGAACTCAGTGCCTAGGCGCGCCTGGTTAAGTGCGAAGACACGGTCCTCTCCGGCAAGGTTGTCCATGCCGCCACGCAGCCAGGCCCCGAAGACGCGGACTTCCTGTGTTTCACGATCACGCTGTTCGTCAGAGCCCCGGCCTTCCTGTTCGCCACGGGCGGCAACCTGGACCGCCAATTCCGCTTCAGCGGCTTCTGCGGTCTCAATGCGGTCAATGCGGGCCTTCAGTTCATCTGCCTCGGTCATCATGGCATCGAACTGGGTATTCTGTTCTGCGGTGACGGTTTCGCCGTTGATCAGGGCGCGGGCGTCAGAAATCAGCTTCGCACGCTTGGCGCGTAGTTCCTTGGAACGCATGGAATGTCCTGTTTTAGATAGGAAATGGGCATGCTGCGCCTGTGCGGCGCGCTGCCGTAAAGTCATGTCTGATTCTGCCTCCCCTGGAGGTCAGTCAGAGCATGGTCAGACGGTGTTTTCGGCCTCGGCCAGACGGGCCATGCGCCGACGCGAGCAGAGCGCCATATCGGCCGCCAATGCGAGGACATCCTTATCAGGTGTCAGATCGATCTTGGCGGATGGCGAGGTCGTGCGGTCATCATTCACGATGACGTCTGCCAGACCTGCATCCTTGGCCTCTTCGGCCGTAAACCAGGTCTCGGCATCCATCAGTGCGGAAATCTCTTCGACACTCTGGCCGGTTTTTCCGGAGTAGAGGGCCGCCATCTGACCATCGATCTTGGCCATGACACCGGCCGTGGCTGTCATGTCGGCTTTGTTGCCGACGACAAGGCCCCAGGCATTGTGGATCATCATGAAGGCGTTTGGTGCGATCATGACCGTATCGCCCGCCAGAGCAATGTAGGAGGCCGCCGAGGCTGCCAGACCGTCAATGATGACATTGACCGTGCCATCATGCTGCTTGAGCGAGGCATAGATAGCCAGCCCATCGAACACGTCACCGCCTGGGCTGTTGATGCGCAGGTTAATGGGTCCGGGACCGACCTGCGCCAGCTGGTTGGCAAAGTCCTTTGCCGTCACACCCCAAAAGCCAATTTCGTCATACAGCAGGATCTCGGCCGGTTGCCCGTCTGCACGTGGCCGGCTGGTCAGGGTCTGGGGAAGCCCTGCCTGCGTAAAGGCCAGGAGAGCGCGGTTTGAGAACCGGCCAGCCTGGGCATTATAGCGTTTCATTCCTGTTGCCCTGGTGAAGGTTGAGGAACAGGCGGGGCATTATCCGGCCCCTTCGCTGCCTGTGTCGTCAACGGCACGTTGGTGCTGTTGATCAGTGGCGTGTCGCCGCCCTTGACGGGTGGTCGGTTCTTTTTCCGGCGCGCCTCATTGATGGTGCTGACACCGCTGGAGATCTCGCTTTGCATGACCGATGCCGTTTTGGCTGGATCCATGGACAGCAAGCCATCCCGGTCAAATTCTGCGAACACACGCGTGCCCAAGAACAGCTTGTAATTCAGCTCGCTTTCGATCCGTCTCAGATCTGCATCGAGCGAGAAGATGAGGTACGCCAGTGTGTTCTCGGACAGGCCTGTGCCCCAGGACGTGGTCTTGTCCGTCTCATTCAGCAGGTGAAGCGGGACGCCGAAGAAACGGGAAATATCCGCCACCTGGTAGCGTCTGGCTTCGATGGTCTGGAGATCCTGTGGCGAGAGCTGAAAGGGCGTGTATTTGGACCCTTCATCCGCGATGACCGTTTTGCCCCAGTTGGCTACGCCCGTGTGAGCCTCTTCCAGCTGGCGGCGGAGCCGTTTGAATGCTGGATCAGACATTTTCCCAGGCACCTGCATGACACCGCTCGGCATCGAGGCGTTCTGATGGACACGCCCGGTGCGCTCTTCCATCGAGCGTGCCAGGCCGACCGATCCGCGTGCAAAAGACTGGATCCGGGACAGGCCCTTGATTCCGTCAAAGCCCGGTCCGGGAATGTGCAGCATGTCCTCCTGGTGCAGCACTTCGCTGTTGCCGTCATCATCCGTGCAAACGTAGAAATTGATGCCACGCTTGCCAGGCAATCGGACCACTTGAACCTGCCAGGGCATATAGGCGTCAAAGCCGATAACGCGGCCCGCGTTGTCGTAGCGGATCGCGCTGTAATGATTGCCCCAGAGCAGCATGTTCACGCCCCAGAGTTCCCGCCAGGAGAAAGCCGTAAGAGCCCGCCCTGGAAAAGGTGCAGTCTGAAGGAGTGGCATCAGCCGATGGTTCGGCAGTTCTTCGCGCTGCCCGTCCGCAGACAGGCGATAGATCTTGAGCGGCAGACCCGCGATGACGCCGGCTTCCAGGGTCACGCATCGATAGACCGCCGAGCAGGCCATGGCCGTGCGCTCACTGACAGGCGGCATCCAGTCGTCATTGGTGCCTGGTAGCCCCAGAAACTCACCCCAGCTGCCGATGTCCGAAAGAGGCGTGCCGGGATTTTCGAGGCTCTGGGCCATCACGGGCGGCAAGACACGCTCGATCCGTTCCGAGGGGGGACGTTGAGAGCCGCCGAAAATACTGTTCAGGAATCCCATAGATCCTCACGGTCAAAAATGCTTTTGGGTCCGGGTGGCTCCGGGTTTTTGGACATACAGGCCACGGCATCGAACGTGGCCATCAGGGGATCGATCTTCTTTCCGCCTGCCAGCTGCTTGGTGATCTCGATATTGTTGCCCCGTGCCTGGGCTTTGGCGTTGCCAACCGCCCAGGCCATGATGGGACGGCCGCCATGATGGAAAGACCCGTCCGCCAGCTTGCGCTCCAGGGTCTTGATTGGCCCAGTGAGCTTCCAGCCCTGACTGACACCGACGATCTGGCTTTCCTCGATTCCGCGACGGCGAAGCTCAAAGACGATTTCCGCGACCCCAGCCGGATCGAGCCCGATCAGGGCAAGTTTGCCCGATCGGTTGAGATCCTCTGCGATGTCGCCCAATTCAATGATGTCATCCTGCATGAGTGTGACCAGGACGAGATCGCCTTCTTTCTCGAAATCAAGATAGCGGGGAGCCTCTTCTTTGCGGGTCTTGAGGACATCGCAGAAGACCCAGCTGCATTGCCAATGCAGCCACTCTTCAGTTTCCTCATCACAGCCCAGAACGACCATGGACAGAAAGTCATCCAGGCCACCGCCGTCAATGCCGGCGACGAGGACACGAGAGCGTCTTACAAGCTCTTTTAGGGTCAGGTTCGGATCACCGCACTTTTCCCAGTATTTCGCACCGGCCCAGGCCTTTTCTCGCAGGGAGAGACCGACTTGGACATTCAGATGCTTTGCCATCCAGACCCGTAACGGGCCTTCACCGGCTTCCTTCTGCTGGTCAAACTGACTGAGAAGGAACTCCTCACTGACTGACAGCCCGTAGTTCGGATTGGTGATGTACCAATTGTCTGGATCTTTGTGTTTTTCACCCTCGATAAGAGAGGCGGGAAACTCATAGATGACTGGAAAGAACTTCTTGTTCTCCAGCTTTCCGTCCCGGACAGACCGGGCATATTCCAGCTTTGATTTGAAGACGCCCGCTGGCTCTTCTTCCGACTGAGTGGACAGGTAGATCACGAAGCCTTCTGGCCGCGAGGACATGCCGCCCATGGCCTCCATGATCATGTTTTCGCCTGTCGGTTTCTTCCCGAATTCCCACAGTTCGTCGATCAGGATCCCAGTGGCTTTCTTGCCAACGACTGCCTGACCATCAGCCGCAACGACTTTGAGCGTGGCCCCTGTCTGTCGGTGGGTAATGACGCGGTTGTACTGCTGGACGTGGAAGATTGCGTCCAGGTCCGGGTCGTTCAGGACCATGTCTCGCGCCGGTTTAAAGGCGTTGTCAGCTGCCTCCTTGGTCGGTGCCAGAATGAGAAATTCGGCAGACCGCCGCCAGTTCAGGACGAGCTGGGTCAGCATGACGCCGGCAGCGATGGTGGACTTGGTGTTCTTCTTGCTGACTAGCAGGAAGAATTCGTTGATGTGTCGGACGCCTGTGTCCGGATCGTAGGATCCGAAGAAGGATGCCGCGAAATCCTTCAGCCAGGGACGGCAGGACTCACCAATCGTTGGTTCGCCCATCACATCGACGAGCTTCAGGGCGTTGAAAACGTCCATGCCCTGCTTGGCAGCGTCAGGAAAGAGTGGTGCGCAGGGGATCAGGCTTTCGCGGGCAACAATCCGCTGTTCCCAATCAGGGCAGGCCGTTGACCAGGTGAGGCTCGCAACGGCCGCTGTAATAGCTGCGACCTGTTTAACCGCTTTTTTGATGCCCGATCGTTTTGGTGTCGTTTTTCGTGCCCGCGAGGTTGTTTTGACCGTCCCCTCACTTCCCATTGTTCACCACGAGCTTGGGCTGGTTCATCGGAGCAAACCGACCTGAAGACGCGTTTTCCGCCGCGTCTTTCTGCTGCTCTTTCTTGCCTTTTTTGGCACCAGCTTTGCCGCCCAAAAGTGCGACCGTCTGCGCAATCGTTTTGAGCGAATTCGTACGCATCGGGTGGCTGATGGCTTTCATCATGGCATCCCGCCGCCGAGAATTTTCGTCGTTAGCGGTCTCGATTTCAATCGCTTCCGAGATTTCGCCATGGTGCGCCGTGATGTCTTCCAGTTCATCGGTCATGCGCTCGGCCAGGCTCAAAAGGCGGCCTTCCAGGTCTTCGGGAATGGCCTCCGCGACGACAGGTGAGGGGCGTTTTTGCGCAACTGGACGTTGGTGCGCAGTGGTGCGCACTTTGGGAGTGGTTGTGCGCACCTTTTGCGCGGCCGTTTTCTCCCATCCTTCAGACGCGATGCGCTTGCGCAGGGTGCTTTCAGCAATCCCGAATTGCTTTGCAATCTGACGGTTTGACAGGCTTCCCGCGCAATAAGCGTCGGCAATTTCCGCCCAGTCTGTTGGCGGTTTCTTCGACATTCAGGACCGTCCTGCGCAGGATGGTGCGCACCTCATTTCGTAATTTCAGGAAAAATTTTCACGCGTGGGACTGGCGCGGTTACGCCCCCTGGGCCGGCCTGAAGATCCGACCCACCCCCCTCAATCCGTACCATTTCGGTATGGTTTGACGTGTCGAGATGAAAAAAACGGCAGTTTCCCGACATTTTCACCAGTTTTTGGCAGTTCGCCTTGCTCTGGCCTGCGCTGTCTTGGCTGTGTGGCACGAACCACAGAGCAGCTGGACGTTCTTCGGGTCCAGCTTCGCACCGCCGTCCTTCAGCTCAACGATGTGATCACCGAAGATCCGGCAGCCCGTGCGGCCGCAGCGCTCGCAGACGCGTCCACGCTGTTTGAGGATGGTGGCCATCAGGCCTCGCCATTCCTTCGACACGTAGAACGCATCCGCGGTCTTGGGAGGAACGCGGGCAATGCTGGTGTCCAGCACTGCTAACCCGCTGTTGATGCAACGTAGCAGTGCCATGACACTCTCCCGTGTGGTCTAGTTAGAGATCAGAACTTCACCGCGCTTCCCAGCTGCGTTGGGATTGATCGAGTAGTTCACGTCCACGCTTTCAATCCGGAACCGGTTGAATGTTTCCCGGACCTCAGGGCGATCATTCAAAGACAAGATGAAGCGGCCTTTGATCGATGCCAGAGCATCAGCCATCTGCATGAACTGATCGCGGCTGAAAGCCGCTGCATAGTCGTTCTCGTTCCCCCAGTAAGGCGGATCCAGATAGAACAGCGTTTCAGGCCGATCATAACGCGTGATGACATCTGCCCAGGGCAGACACTCGATGACGACGCTTGAGAGGCGCGCATGCACGTCTTCAAGGATCGGTCCAAGCGTTGCGACGTCAAAGCGGGCAGGGCGCCCAACGGAGACGCCGAATGCCTGAACCTTGGTCTTCCCGCCGAATGCCATGCGCTGGAGATACAAAAACCGAACAGCACGCTCCAGATCAGTCAAACTGGTCGCTTCAGCACGCCGGAGTCGTTCAAACTCGTCTCGGCTTGTCACCTGCCAGCGGAGCATGTCCATGAGTGGCACGTAATGCCGCTGGAGGATCCGGAAGAGGTTGGCAACATCACGGTTCAGATCGTTGATGACTTCAGCCTTCGACCTGAACGGACGCCGCAGAAATACGCCTCCCATGCCAACAAATGGCTCAACATAGGTGGTGTGCGGAATGTCCTTGATCCGTTCGCTAATGGTCTTCGCTAGACCACGCTTTCCACCAAGATAGGGCGCAACAGGACGCACAGGTGCGACAGGGATAAGTCCCTGATTCGACTCCCTCATTTATTTACCCGATAAAAAGCCCCGCCACTGCAGTGGTCGGTGGGGCAGCTTCGCTGTGGGTGTTAGTCGCACCCGGATCAGCTGTGTACGCAGCTTATCCCCCACCACAAGACTGCGTCCAATCAAATGGCAGGAAGCTGTTCAGGCCTTGGCGATGTCCAAGGGCACCTGAATGAACGCGCTGTCCGGTGATGCGCGCTCGTGAAAACGGATGTAACTCCGAGAGGCATTGACCTTCACCGCGTCAGTGATGGCTTGCATGGCGCGTTTCCATTCCTCATCGTCAATCGAAAGCCGGCGCAAGCCCAAGATCTTCGAGACGTTCAGCTTGCCTTCCTTGCCCACGTCAAAGGCATCCGTGACAACAGCGCGGATGTTGGCGTTTCCGCCTTCCGTCCAACGTGTCAGGCAGCTGTCCACCAGTTCCTTGGCGATCTGGAGTTCAGGGCCGAACGTGATGGTGTCACTGATGGCGATGGTCACGCGCTCGCAGCCGTCATAGGTCGACAGCGTCAGATTGCCCTTCGCACCGCCTTTCTTGGCTCCATACTGTTCAGCCAGAAGGTCCAAAAAGGCCCGGATATCGCTGTCCGCAGTCTCACGGAACTGGCGCATGGTTTCGCGGATAGTGCGGGCCTGCTCGAACAGCTTGCGCACCAGTTCGTCCTGGAGAAGGTCTTCCGGCTTCACGTTCGCACGCGGGACAAGGCGTCCAGCGGAATCCTTCATGTAATCGTCGGGATTGTGACTCATGCCTGTTCTCGCTTGCGCTTGGCTTCAACTGCGCGGGCACGGCGTGCCTCGGCAGCCGCCCAGATCTTCATTCCAGGCATCCGGGCATGGTGCGCCGTGCGTTCGTAGCGCTCGGCTGCGCGGGTCCAGAAATCCACGTGCTCGGCCCGGATCTCGGCTGGCGTCTCAGGGCGTCGTCGGTATCGAGTGCTCATTTCGCTCTCCAATAATGGCCGACGCCACCGCTTCGTGAGGCGTCAGTCTTTCAGGTAATTGCCGCCGCCATCGCCCTCTCGGACGTGGGCGTATCGTGTGGTGGTCTTCAGGTCGGAATGTCCCAAAGTCTGCTGGACAACATGGGCTGGTGCACCGTTGTCCAATGCGTGTGAGGCATGGGCGTGCCGGAACCAGTGCGCAGAGGCATCAGGCAATCCGGCACGCTTCGCCGCCCGCTTCACGAGGCGATGTGCCGCTCTCAAGTGAAGCGGGCTCCCATCGTGACCGGGGACGACAGGCGTATCGGGACGCCAGTCGTCTGCTCTCACAGCCACGATCTCTTTCCACAGCTTTGCGCGAACAGACACATGCCGTGTCTTGTTCCCTTTGCCGAACACAGAGGCCACGCCTCCCTGTTGACGCCGTGTCATGTCTCGCCATTTGAGGGCGCACATCTCTGAGATGCGCAGCCCCATGTAATAAAGGACATTCAGAGCAACCTGCTTTCGTGGGCAGGGCTCCATGTCGATGATGCGCCGCACTTCCTCTTCCGTGAGGATCCGCTCACTGAGACAATCGCGCCCACGCTCCAGGCGAAGCGCTGCGCCAACGTCCACATCCAGAAAACCAACGCGGACCCCGAAGGCCAGAGCCGATTTGACGGATGCCAGCTTTCGCCGGCGCGTGGCGTCTGATCCTATGAGGCTGTCAAACCAGCCTTGCAGGTCATCCAGGACAACATCCGCAAGCGGCTTGCCTGTCCACTGGCGGAACGCATCCACATCCGCACGATAGGCGCGGGAGGTGTTCGCAGACCGGTTGTGGAGCCACATATTCACGAGGCGATCGTCATCAGAGATACGGGGCTTTTTCGCGTCCGTCGCTGGCGCCATTGGCCCAACTCTCCGACAAGGTATTGAATTATAAAGGTTTCCGATCCTGCGGAGACCCTGAAAAACCGTCAGATAACGCTGATTATCTGACGGGTTATGAACCCATCCAGAGGGTTATCTGACACTCTGTCCTGATAGGCTTGTCAGATAACTCTGGGTTATCGTGTCGGCTTTTGCTCTGGTCAGTCAGAAGGCGATCCGCCTTTCTTTCGACCACGATCACCGAGCTTAGGACCGCGTGCCAGGACAGATTGATACAATCCTGAGCCGCCAGCTTCTATCGTCTGGGCTTCGAGATCCCGACGAAAGCTGGCAAGGATTTTTCGTATGGTTGCAGGACTGGCCTGCATGACGCGGCTGTCCCAGGTGTTGCTGTGCCAGCGATGATCCGTGCACCGCACGACCGTGGATCCAGCAAGGCTCAGGAATTTTTCGCGCTTTCCGCCCCAGACTGAGACATCGGCGCGATGGATAAAGGTGCGATTGAAGATGACAGGCACGCAAAGTGCCCGCGCACCTTCGACCGCCAGCACAAAATAGTGCTGCGCGCCGCGACGGCACACGTCGCCTGCGCTCGCAGGTGCGAGTGTCCGCATTTCTGATTCACTTATGGGGAGGCAAAACGCCAATAAAAAAGACGTGGACCGTTTCCAGTCACACGTCTTCGCAGAGATTAAAAGTTTACTGTCTGTTCCTGTTTCAGGTCAAGAAGGTAATCAAGATTAGCCCCAGAAAAATCATTTATCCGAGCGCATTTTAGGGCACATCTGGAACTTTTAACTCAGTACGAATTTCAACTAAAAATGTTTCTACCAGACTTCTCAAGAAGTTAAATTGTTCAATAATTTTTAGCCTGTATTCGTCCAGCTTTATTCGGCGATGTTGTTCTTTATCGAAAACGCGATAATAAAGATTTTTCATTGATACATATCTGGATGTTAGAAATCGCAATTCTTTAGTAGTTTTTTCTATTGCATTAATATGAAATTTATTTCCAAATAAATTGTTTATTCCATCTATTAATACCATTATATCATAATATTCTTTAACTATTTCATTTGAGTTGCTTGGATTTTTTTCTAGCCAAACTTCAATTTTCTGGACGGCGCGAGAACGAACTTCATATAGGCTTATTTTATACTGATTAGCAGCTATGTCCCTTTGTGCTTGGGTTGCCTCTTTGGCTTCTATTGAGACCTTGTAAGCAACCCAGGCAACCGCAGCAGGAACAGCTGCTTTCATGGCATCCCAAGCAAACGCGAGAACGTCTGTAGATTTCCAATTCGGGATTACCCAAAAGCAGCTAAAATCAGTCATGCGGATTATTTCACTTTGCTTAAGTTTACCTCATAGTAGTCCGCGACCTGCTCTAAGAGAAGCTCAACGGTTCCAGTCATGCTTTGACGATTTTTGCCGTACATTTCGGCAATTCTAGCGACTGACAATCCGTCCAAAACAAGAAGAACCAGAAGATCAGCAGCATAACGCCCCAACGTCCTACGGACGCCCTCACAGCGCGCCACGGCTGCGGAGCGTGCCAGCATCATGTCTTCAAGAGTGCCTTGGCCAGTAGATCGCCGCTCTGGATCGGCTGCTCCCATAATTCCGGTCTCAAAATCACGAGCCCAACGCTGCGCAGCATCGACATGCCACTGCTTGATAGTGCCGCTGCGCAAGAGACTGTAAAGGCCAACGCCGCGGCGCATAACCTCAGTCCTGACTTTATTAATCTCCAGTTCTGCAAAGGTAATTCGTTGGTTCCAAGCCCCGGTCATCGGGACGATTTCTTCTTTAAGGTCTTCAGTTGCCTTGGCGGCAGTAGTCATTTGCATTCCACGTTCATGTGGGGTTGCGCTTCATAAATCGGCCGTCGGCATCCCGGGTCGATGTGAGCCGAGCCAGACGGGCCTGGAGTGTGACAATCTCCAGGGCTTGGTTCGCTACTGTCTTCGCCATGGTGTCAGCGCGCTGTTGCGCCTGGTCGCGTTCGAGGCAGACAGTATCGAATTCGGAATGGGCGAAAGAGGCGAGGGCGCGTCTCAGTGTCCTCACGCTGCCTGCTCCTGCGGACGGTACCAGGAAAGATACGCATCCCGTTCTACGGCGCACGAGGGAAGCCCGTTGGACTTTGCTACATCTGGCCAGTCCCGCATCATCGCAGTGAAATCGCGGTTTTCAGCCAGCATTTCGGTCCGGAGCTTCAGCGCCCTGGCATAATCATCCAGCGCTCTGACTTCCCACGCCGCAAGCGCAGGGGCTGGTGGTGCCGGTTCGGTTGACACTCCGGCCTGATAATCAGCCCAGAACCGTTCAATCGGTTTACAGAAAGCCCCCATTCGGTTGGCAGTATCACCGTTCAGGGCCATTTTCTCGGCATGCTGCTTTACAGCTTCCACCAGAATATCCGCTGGAACACCGTCCCGCAGGAAGCGACCGCAAATGCTCTTGGCGAAACCGGCCTGACCATCAGGGAGGCGTCCAATCTTGAGAACGCGGGCCACAGTCTGAGAGATCAGGGCTTCTGGAACTTCAAGAGCCGGTTTCTCGGTTTGAGTTTCTAAATCAGTTTCGGTTTTGGTTTCTGCCGGTTTCGTAGATTTAGAATTAGAAAGGTTATTATCTCTCTCTAACTCTAGATCTACGGGAAACTCAGAAACCGGTTTCGAAACTGAAACCCCTGAAACCAAAACCGTTTTTGAAAACTGGTTTAGGTTTTCGGTTTCGGAATTCCGCCCACCAGAAACAGCCGACAGGAGGCGCATTTCACGTTGCTGGTTAGCTTCATGTTCTTCGGTAGCTTCACGCTCCCGACGTAGACGAGCCTCTGCCCGCGTTTCACCCTTGCGGGGACGGCCGCCCTTGTCGGCATTAGCACGGGACGTCATCGCCTTCACACTAGCATCAGGAGCGAATTCACCGGCCGCCTGGCGGGCTTGGAACTCTTCCAGGTGTCGTTGTCGCTCGGCACGCGCCTCAGCCCGCTCCAGGCGACGGATATGGCGCTCTACAAGGTGAGGGCTGTACAGCGCCCCGTCTTCATCGCGCAGGATGAAGCGTGTGAACTCAAGTTCCGGCAAAACACGCTGCAGCACATCGACAGTCTCGCACGCCATCTGCGCCACCTGGGCATCATCCAGCGCACGGCCGCCAACGCGGAACACAACGTCACGAGCCGCTTTAAGCGCATCCATGAGCGAATGAAACACGCCGCGCTGCTCGGCCGGGAGAACCTTCAGGAACGCCATTGACGGAACATCGTCACGGTCAAACGTGGCGGGGATCTGGATCGTCATGCTTGCGATCCCTTCTTGATACGAGACCTGACGGCACGAAGGCCGTGGCTTACTGCCGTTTGCAGCTTGCAGAGTTCGGCTTCGAGTTCGACAGCTTCACCATCATCGATGACGCCGTCCGCCATGATACGAACTGTCGTGGTCATCGTGTCGCCAGCGCGCTTGGCCACCAGTTCCATACTGGACGGAATATGGCCTTCCCCAACGTGGACTGGCACCAGAACATATCCAAGATGCTGCGCCATAACCGTTAGGATCAGCGGCTCCTGGGCAAACTCATCCAGAGCGACAGCCACATCCACCGGGATGACCGAGGAAGAATGGCGCTTCTGGTATTCAGAGATCCGCGCACGACTGACACGTGAAGCCTCGGCTGCTGGATCTACACCGCCGATAGCTTTTACGGCCATCTGAGTGGCGGTCTTGATGCGGGAAAGCAGCGTCATGCACCCGCTCCTCTCGCTGTGGTCGAGGACTCGCGTCCCCGACCACGATCGTCCATTCTGCTCTCGGGCAAACAAACAGGAGACGATTCTAATGTCTGAGTGGAAACTTCGCAAAGACGGTCAGGTAGACTTGTCTGCCGTGACTGGACACCAAGTAATAAAAATACACGGCGCATCAGACGTGGTTCTGATCGTCCACGCCGCTTCTGCACCAGAGCACTTGCCTGCCGGTGATCGACAGGAGCAGTTTTCTTTAACGCCTCAAGCTGCAATTGCTCTGGGCGAAGACCTGATAAAGACCGCGAAATCTGCTCTTGAGGATAGACCCTCCGGTCCCCTGCAATAAGCTGGTCTGGAGAAACCGACCAAGGATCATAATTCGGCAAGACAGCATCTTGCTGACGGCGGCATGAGCGAAGCTTACGCTTGAGAGTATGAAGGATGCTCATGCTGCTTGCTCCGCTTCAGGGCGGATAATGATGCTCTCAGGCCAAGAGGCGTTGAGCGGCCAGTTTTGTGAAAAAAAGCTGACTACGCGGTTAAAGGTATCAACTCGGCATCCCCCTCCAGTGCGTAGCCGAGAAAAGAAATTCCCGTCACACCCCGCAAGATTGGCAATGCGGGCCTCAGAAATTCCACGGGCCTTAGCCATGGTTTCTGCGAGGCACACAAGTTGTTTCCGATAATCCAGCATCATCACTCCGTACGCGATACTTTCATCGCATACGGTACGATACTCATATCGCACGACAATGACAAGCATATGCGACAGAATTATCGCATGAGCTACGATTTGCTATTGGCCCGTATCGACGAGCGGTTGAAGGCGACTGGCATGTCTGAACGCAAGGCATGCATCACCGCTGATGTTGGTTTGAATACCATCCGACATATTAGGAAGCGCGGTCACGCGCCCAAGCCGGTGAACCTTCAAAAACTAGCCGTAGCGCTTGGAGTAAGCCCGTCTTACTTTCTTGATGCAGCCGGGGGGGATGAGCCAGTTCAGACGGCACGAGCCCCAGAGGCAGAAGAGGTCCCTGTGGGCACGGTGTATGTTAAAGGTGCCGTGCAAGCTGGTCTGTGGCAGGAAGCTTTAGACTGGCCTGCTGAGGATTGGCGCGCGATTAACGTGCCAGCTGATAGCCGTTATATCGGTGTAGAACGATTTGGTTTGCTCGTTCGAGGAAGCAGTATGAATCGTGTCTATCCAGAAGGAAGCATTGCGATTGCGGTGCGTACTGATTGTATAGGCAGAATGCCGCGGACTGGCGAGCGGGTCGTTGTCCTAAAGCGCGGCGAAAGTGGCCTCGAAGCAACGATTAAAAAGTATGAAGAAACTCCGGAAGGTAGGAGAATTCTGTGGCCTGAGAGCTACGATCCCGCCTTTCAAGCACCGGTAATTCTCGATGATGTGGCATTGGCTTTATCGCGTGACGGCCATGATGCGGATCATGCGTCTGCACTAGACCTAGAAATTATCGCGATCATCGTTGGTAGCTACAGACCCGAATAAAAATGCGATAGTTTTGTCGCATTTGCACTTGATAGCGATAAAACTATCGCATAACGATATCTCTATCGCACCGATGCGATGGAGATCGATATGTCATTGCCCGCAGGTGAGGCGCGCCAGTCTCACACCCTTATCAGTTTCGACGTTGCGAGAGCGCTCATCATCCTGCGCCGCAACCTACCGGACAGCTTTCATCACCTTTCAGGTCTGAAGCTCGCTGCATCCCGCGCTTATGTTCCCGTCTTCGTCATGCTTGGCGAAGCTGACCACTGGGACATGTTTGCAAACTACGCCACCCAGCATCATGACCCGATGATACCGAACGGAATCCGGTGGGCCTTCGTGACGGTTTTCCGCGACATAGCGAACACTTGGCGCTGCCGTGCGCCTTCGCGCCAGCTGACCCATGACTTGGGAGCTGCAGCATGATGCGTCCGCTTCATCCTCTCCTGCATGGTCATACCGATCAGACGTTTGCAGAATATCTGTCTGACCGCCCGCTGGCAGTCCAACAGAAAGCTCGGGAGCGCCGCGTGTGCCTGGTGCATGCACGCGCAAGAGCTGCTGATGCTTCTATTCCCGGCATTGCCAAAGCGTATGCAGCCACAGCTGAAGCTGTTGAGGCAGAATTGGTCGCTCTGCTGCACGCCACGAAGCCGGCAGAGGCCATCCCGTTTCCGGAGCCTCCCGTGCGCGGTCCTCAGGCCATGCAAGATCTGCTGATGCGCACTGAGGCCGCAAAGGCGTCTGGTCGCCTTGCTGGCTTCCTGCGCTTTTGCACCGACCTTCTGCCAGGAGGGCGCGATGTCCACTGAAGCAAGAACGCCGGAGATGTTTACGGTTTGCATGCTTGGCGTTCGCCCTCGGCCATATGCGGGCCAGCGTTACACCGAGTACAAAGACGCCGAGCAGCAGGCAAAAGACGACGTCCGCGAGACGCTATGTGACCACGATATCTATTTGGGTAATCGCCTGGTCGCCACGGTCTGTTCGCCGTCCTTCGCAGGGAAAATCAAGGTCGATCTGACTGAACTGGGGAGCCGCTACGCATGAACGGCCTTCACTCAGACATGCGCCGCCTGCGCAAGAAAGCGGCTGCCCTTGGCTGGTCAGCGGCCCGTACCAACGGCGGCCACCTGCGATGGACGCATAAAACGGGCGGAATTGTCTTCAGCCCATCCACACCAAGCGATGTCCGTTCGATGCGCAACACTCTTGCCAGGATCAAACGGGAAACTCCCAAGGGAGATCACACTCATGCCACGCAGTAAGCCACTCCCACCCCCGGTCAGGGATGTTGAGCCCAAGCCACTGCCTGGGACATTGAGGCCAGAGAAGTTCGTCATCGTTGGCTGGCAGTACCTCGACCAATTCAAGAACTGGGTCGGTGCCCGCAATGAGCATCATGCACGGAGCTGGGCTTCGATTTTAGAGACAGACTACCGGGCTATTTACGCCAAGTCTTCCGCGCAGGATGCCGCGAAATGACCCAGAACACGGAACAGAAAGTGCGGACGCGTGAATATGGCGAAGCAAAAGCCCTAAAAATCCAGCGGGAGCTGCGGCTTTCATCCCATGACTTGCCCGCGCTGGCTCGTCATGCGCGGCAATGTTTTGAAGAGGGCGCAGCGGAAGAGCAGCGCCGGAAGGATGCGGAGATTGCGTCCCTGAAGGACGCCGAGCAGCTTGCGCGGTCTGATGCCGAGGCGAGTAAGGCGCGGGCTGAGAAGCTGAAGAAGGTTGCATTAGACGTTCTTCAGGTCTGCCAACGATCGAAGATGGGGCCGAGTGATTTGGGATATGTGACAAACATGATCCGCGCAGCCCTCACACGCGAGGGAGGGGTGTGATGGAATACTCATGGAGCCCGCCGAAATATACTACGGGGAGGATCGTTCGTTTTGAATGGGGTAGGAGTATCTGGAAAACAGGCAGGATCTGCTCCCTCGAAACCAAATACGATCATAAAGGAGCTGCCTACCACATATATCGTATCCAACCCCTCGGAGGCGTAGCGTGCAGGTGGGTAACTGAAGGCCTCATGGCTCCAAGACCGGGAGACCCGGCATGAGCGGATCTGCAATCGAACGGCTAGGTCATGAAGAGGTGGACGGCAGGATCGTCCATAATGACCGCGCTATGTCTTGGGAGGAAGCCGACAAGCGGGCTGGATTCCGCCTGGATCGCCGCAAGTCATGGGCGTTTATCCATAACAAGCGCGATATTGGCCTTCCTGAGCTTTGCGAAATGATTTCCTTCACGCGGGCGTGCAGCGACTGTGAAGACAGTGAAAGCATGTATTGCACACCGACTGGCAGCGGTTGCCGCGAGTGCGGATACACTGGGAAACGCCGCGATCATTACTTTGTCCCTTTTTGCCGCCCGAAACGCATCCGGAAGGCTTGGACGGTAGTTGTCGCGAGGTGGGCTGAAGGCGATAGCTGTATTGTATATGGCCCCTCAGCCAGCAAGGTTCGAGCTGAAGTGCGAAGGGAATTGGATGACGTCTCATTTGCAGACATCACAGTCCGACGCTGTAAAGAAAAGGACATCAGCCTTCCGGCTCCGGACGAGATTGCCTTGGGACTTACACCTAAGGAACGCGATGTGCTCTTGCACGCCCATGGCTCGACTTGCGGTGATGTTATGAAGGCAGGCTTCAGGGACGACTATTACACGGACCGAGCCAATCCTGTTCTTTGCTCACTGGTGGAGAAAGGATTGATGCGGCAATCAGATCGCGAGGTGCCTTGGGGAGAAGGAAAAGTCTATTTCTTCACGACAGACGCCGGCAAGCACTGCGCGAACTCCCTTACGCCGGAGTACAACCCATGACTGATAAGCGCCTCTATACGACCCGAGAGGCAGCAGAATACTTGGCTCTATCCGAATCATCTTTCAGGACGGCCGTCGCACCGCATTGCCGGAAACTTTCTCCTGTGCCTGGTCGGGTAGCTTGGGCACGAGAAGATCTGGACGCGTGGGTAGATGGTCTGCTGGGAACGAAACGGCAAAGCATTCCTACGCCAGCATTGCCGGTTAATCCACTGGATCGTTTCGTTACGTGACCATTATCCGCCTGAAATATATCCAGAAGGTTAGGGATCGATACGGCAAGTACAGACTTTATTTCCGGAGGCCAGGACATCAGTCTATACGGCTTCCGGCCCAAGAAGATGCCCGCTTCTTACTTGCCTATCAGGAGGCTCTGGCGAAAACGGAAACAATAGAACGGCCGCCAGCACCGAAAACGCTCGCCTACCTGATAGATCTCTGGATGGAATCCGCCCGGTTTATGTCTTTGGGCAAAAATACTCAGACGAACTACCGCCGATTGTTGCTGTCGATACAAAAAGCGCCATATGCGGACGATTATGTAGAGCATTTTCAGACACTACATCTGCGTCGGTTCGTTGCAGAATTTTCTGATAGGCCGGCAGCAGCAAATCATCGGATTAAATTGTTTCGCATGCTGTTCGACTATGCCGTCGATGACGGCTGGCGTGCAGATAATCCGGCTATTCCTCTCAAGAGATACAAAGAAAAGGCTGATGGTGTTGAAACGTGGTCTGATGAGCAGATCCAGCAATATGAAGATCACTGGTCTAGCGGGTCCGTCCAGCGTCTAGCCTTGGCGTTATTGTTATACACTGGGCAGCGTCGAAGTGACGTGGTGAGGATGGAACGGAAGCATCTGCGCGGGGACATTATTGAAGTAACCCAGCAAAAGACTGGAACGTCCCTGATGATACCTGTTCACCCTAATCTGATGACCGAACTAATTCAGGCACCTGAGAATGGTAATTTCTTACAACGTCGTAATGGAGAATCATTTACAGCAAATGGTTTCTATATGCGCTTCAAGTCATGGCGAGACGCAGCAGGTCTCCCGGATGGCCTAAGCCCGCACGGCTTAAGAAAAGCTGCTGCACGGCGTCTGGCAGAGGCCGGATGCACAGCGCATCAAATTGCCGCGATAACTGGCCACACGACACTGTCAGAAGTGCAGAGATACACCCGCGCCGTTGACCAGGAGAAGCTGGCGAGAGAGGCGATGAAGCGGATGGATGCTGTAAAACAATCCCTAGGAACTGTAAAACAGTCCTAA